TCAGAGAAAGTTATCTGATTCCTCACACCACCAAAGGGCATCCGACCGTAAGTAGGCCGCGCCGCTGACGTGGCTTGAAGCCCTGTGATCCCATTGCCAGACTTGTCGTTGACACNCCCCACAGGGTCGCCAAGAGCCGTGGCAGGAGTAGTCCCGGCNGTGTCTTGGAACCATGTGGNCGGGTCNGTGTAGTCGTGCCAGAAGCCGAAGGCCCCATCAGCAAATAGGCTCAGCGGCGAGAAACCAATGTCAACGTAAACGCCCCCTCCCGAGACCCCATTAGCAGCACAAACGCCAGTGGCAATCCCAGAAGAGGTATTTACGTAGTTGCTGACTCCCCCGCTAGAGACTCCCATATTACGCGGTACGTGTGAACACGTACGCCGTTGCGCTTGAGAACATGATTGTGTAGCGAGCAAGGCCAGTTACGCCAGCCGCCACGGTCAGGTCGCCAAAGCTGCCGGGGGTATCTGCTGCACCAGTAGACAGAATGCCGTTTACTGCCACAGCAATAGTCACAACGCTTGCACCGGCAGTGTTGTCGATATACAGGTCAAAGACAGTGCCCTTGGCCGCACCGAGGGCTGCGCCCAACAGCGTGCCTGTTGGCAGCGTGATGGTGGTTAGGGCAGCGGAAGTGGAGGTGATGAAGCCTGTAGCAACTTGGGCTGCAGTGGCAACTGCGGTTGCGTTAATCGCAGCGGTTGTAGCGTGGGTAGTAGTGCCTGTTCCAGCGATGTTGCCAGTTACAGCACCGATAAACCCATTGGTTGAAGTAACTGGACCGGAAAAAGTAGTCGAAGCCATTAGATGTTCCTCACTTTGCGAGTTATGCGCATCTGTCTGCAAAGTCGTCAGCCGGGGCTGTCAGATACGCGGGTTTTCCCGGATAACACCTTTATATCAGTTTCTCTTCCGGCTGTCCAGAAACGACGCTTTTGCCACAATCATAAAAAAGGGGCCGAAGCCCCTTTTGTCAAGCTTGTAAGGCAACGCCTTACGGTGTACCGGGAGATCCGAAAATACCACGGAAGTCAGAATATCCGAACGAATATCGCTCTCTCGCCTTGTATCTAACATTACCAGTATCAAAGTCGCCTTCAAAACCAGTCTTGATAGACACACGGTTGAACATCTTCATGCCATTCGGACTGTCTGTCAGAATGAAGAAGGCATCAGGGTCAGTCAGGTAATGGTTTACAGTGTAGCCCTGTGGAACCATACCCATGTTTTTGATTGCGTTGATGTCGTTGTCTGCTGTACCAACACGCAGAGTAGACTTCAAAATGCGATCAGCGGTGAACTGCTGTTCTTTGGGAATTACCAGCTTCAGACCTTGTACCGCAATCTTCAATCCACGTTCATCTGTGAACGCAGCAATGTCGATCAATGCCTGTTCCAGTGAAGTTTCAGAAAGATCAGCTGCAGTCGCCAGCGTGTTGGCCACGTTGCCAGATAGCGTCGGGTGGCTCAGTGAACACAGGGCCACACCATCGCCACCAAGGGAGGTGGTAAACGCACCGTTAAGAACGGCAGCGCCTTTGACCTGCTTGGTAGTAGCCATAGAGCGAGCCAGTGCCTTGGTATAACGGCCAGCCAGCTTGTCGTAAAGGTTATCTTCGATGGCTTCTTCGGTCAGACTGAAGGCCAGCGCGATAGTCTCATGGGTGTAGCGAGCAGTATAAACTTCCTGCGCAGCGTCATAAGACACACCTGCGCCCTCGTATTTAACTGGGGCTTCACCAAAACCTGACAACATTACTTCTTCTTCAAATGCACGATCAGAAGATTCAATGTCATAGATCTCGGCATGCTCATTCATGTAGTTCTTGTATTCCAACCCGAACAGGGCATTCAGGCCCGGTTCAAGTTCTTTTACTAGTTGTGCGCGTGAAATTGCCATGATTAGGCTCCTCTAAGGGTTAGATTAAGTACTTGCAACGCCGCCGCTGCCATAGCGATGCTCATTGATCTTAACAACCACTTGGGCATTTGCACCCATCTCGTTGTTTGGCAGCTCATACAGAGCTACGATTTTAAGATTGAGCGCTGCAGTAGTTGCCTGAGTAGCGAAGTTGAGGGTCATGTTGGAGACACCTGTAACTGTGCTACCCGTAGTGGAACCCGTAACGTCTGCGTTGTTGCCTATCGCCGCCTGAGTCATCGTGCCGTTTACCTGAATGGTAAACAGCTGGAGAGGATCATCAATCACAGAGGCTTGGATAGTGCCCGTAGTGATGTTGATGCTGCCCGGATAAAAGTTCTTCCAAGTGGGTTTTTGAGTGGTTGGATCGTTATAGAAGCAACCATTAAATACACCAACTGCAGAAACGTGTGTTCCGGGTGCAAATTTAACAAGGAAGCCAGCAATAACAGTCACCAAGTCGCCTTGGAAAATTGCACCCGCTTGGTTGTCGTCAATGGTATAGCCGTACTGCTTCTGTGCGCCAGTGGCGGACAGGTTTCCTAGAGGCCGAAGGCCATAGGGGTTGTTTACGTTAGCCATGCTATATGTCCTTTAAGTGAATTATTTGGCGGAGTCTTGCCCGCCAATGCTTACACGTGACTGTCTTTCCGGCCTGTTAATCTTCATTGACGAGTGTGCGTTCGTCTTCAACAGGTCGTTATCGACGGCCTTTATCTGGTCTTGAGTGCGCTCTGAATAATACCGTCTACGCTCCTCGGCTGTTTCGTCTGGGATTCTCGCCAGCAGAAGGCTACCAACGCTGATAACACCCGCGTTTTTGCCTTCATCAGGACTTTGCCCAAGGAACTCTGGATACTCGTCTGCACGTACCAGCTCATACCCCTCACGGAGTTTTGCTGAAACATTCATGCGATCATCCACTCCACCGGCCTCAGCCCGTATCCAACGATGTCTAAACCCATCAGGTGCAGGGGGTGCATCTAAACGTGAAGGTGGTGCCCATGCTTTGCGCCGCGCAGTGACCTCACGGGTTTGCGCCGTGCGAGGACTACGATTAAGTTTTGGTATGTCTAGTGCGTCAGTCATGTCACTACTCCTTTACGTATTTAGCGTATTCCTCAAGAGGAACACCCAATCTTTTTGCGATTGCAACTTGGCTTGCGCTAAGTTTAACCGTTCGGCGTGCAGAATTGTTTACTCCCGACGAGCGGGTTGCAGGGGCGACCGTCTGCACGGGACGGGCGTTTCTGTTGTCTTGGTTTGTATTATGCGCTTTAGTCTCCTTTGGGAAGATGCTGCGCATTCTACGGTCAATTTCATCATAGTACTCTTCTGACTGAGGGTCAAATCCTTCTTTTTGTATTAAGTCAAGGTGTATACCCTTAACAGCCCCTGTCATAACCGTATTTGTACCAAACCACGGGTTACGTTCTGCCCAGTCCTCCGCTTGCTGATCTATCGGGGGCCTAGCGGCAACTTGCCGTTGTTGCGGTTGCTGGTAGGCTTGCTGTTGCGGCTGCTGCTGACGAGAAAGGGCCTGCTGGCGGTACTCTGTGGCATCGCTCACGCGCTGCTGGTCCATCATCATCGAGGTAAGACGCTGCTGCGCCTCAGTCTCGGTGTCAATGTCGTACTCTTCCCGCGCCTTCTTGATGATCTGCTTGAGCGTAATCATCTGCGTATCGATGCGGCCCTTGGCCTCAATCAGCCGGTCAGCATCTGTGCGCTGGAACCGCTGCTCCAGCTCATCCGCCCGTTGCTGCAGGTTACGGGCGTACTCGATAGCCGCTTCTTCGCGGCGTTGGGTCTCACGCAGACGGCCTGTCAGCTTATCGATCCGCTTCTGGACCTTATCGCCGTACTGGTCGAGATCGTCTTTTTTGGTAGAGGGCGTCTCTACCATTGGGGCTTCTTCTTTGTCTGTTACAACGCCGTTCTCCCCATCATTGTCCATCTCAACCGTTGCGGGATTTTCATCCTCGCCTAGCGAAAACTCTAACTGTTCGTTATCCATAATTTTCCCCTTTACATGTGCAGAACGTCTTTTGGATCGTTGATTATCCCCAAGACTTCGTCATCGTTTAACAACCGGATTTCACCCCCATCGATCTGAATACGGGAGCCTGCATATTTTCCAAAGATGATCCAGTCGCCTACCTCACACCAAGGCCCTGCTGGGAACTTGGACTCATCGGAGTAGGCCAGATCTCCCACACGCAGCACATAGCCGCAGTTGGTCGCCAACTGTGTGCGCTTTTGGGTTTCTTCGGAAAGTAGGATGCCGCCTTTCGAGGTTTTAGCGCCTCGGTAAGGGAGAATGGCGATGCGCCATCCGGTAGGATTGGGGATTCTATCGAGGACGGCCTTTGCGACATTATTAATGTCTACGTTTCCGTCTTCGTCGTATGCATCATCGAGCGTGGGAGGGGTATTCGCTATTTTATCCCTGCGCTTTTCTTCAAGTGCGGTCAACTTAGGTTGTTCCATTACACGTCCTCTGGTGGTTAAAAATTATCCGTAGACCCCTTACTCAGCTCATGCTTTATAAGTTCTTCTACCAATTTTAGACCTTCCAGACGACCCATCATGAAGCGATAACGCTCCATGTCCGCGATAGTGCCGTTGAGCACAATCGCTTGCGAGTCCTGTTGTAATTTCCTAAGCTCTCGCAGTACTTTTTCTGCAAATTCAAGCATGGTAATTTCCATGAAATAGCAGACAGTTAGGCCACTGTCTGGAGGCTAAAAACGACTTTAGTATATCTTTACCGGGGTATTTCCGTCACGCTTTTTAACGGTACGCGCAGGGCCTTGAACGCCTTTGGGCGTACTTGTTACTTTTCCGCCATCTTTCATCTTGTTTGACTTACCGGAAAGAGAAAGTGCAATGGCCACGGCTTGTTTCTGAGCTTTACCCTTACTCTTCGGCTTACTCTCGCCGATCTTACCCTTGTCTTTATAGGCACCCATCAGCTCACCGATGTTTTTGCTGATGGTCTTGGAACTAGAACCTTTTTTAAGCGGCATATCACCCCCTGTTAGTTGGTTTATTGATGCGTTCAAGCGCTACGCCGGTACGCATTTGCGCGATCTTCTGCTGGGATGCAATCCTTTCCTGATTCGCCTGCTGGTTCTGCGCCACTTTTGCCTGATCAAGCTGCAAACCCTGCTGTTTCAGCTGAATATTGGCTTGGTCGTTGGCCGCACGCTGCTTAAGCTCTTGCTCTTTCAACGCTATTACTGGGTCCGGGGCACCGGCACCTGCTGGATTCGCCAACTGCTCATGCAATGTACGCATCGCTTGCATGTTTTCTGCGATCTTTATTGCTACCAGACCCTCTCGTTGCATGTCCGACACCAATGCGTCTGGATCTGCGCCGTAAGTCATAAACAACTCTGCTTCTGCGTCCTCTTCGGCTTTTAAACGCACATGCTGCATAAGGTGCTTGTACAATATGACGCCACCAGCGGGGTTTGCCTGCATCATTGGTGAAAGCCCAGCCATGATGTGTCCCGCAATGTGCGCATCGTGCTGCTGGCCTGCAAATGCTTTCAGTTCCATCCCTTCCATGAGGTCCGCGTTCTCTGTAGCGGGGTCTTTCGGCAGCTGGTTGCTCTGAGCACGCAAAATACCGTCGATGTCGCGCACATTCAGGGCTGCATACACCCGGTAATACGCCTCATACATGTTGTGCATCTGCGGCGCACTTTGCGCGAGCTGCAACTGGGTCTGGGCTAGCGTAATGCGCTGCGCCGCAGAGAAAATGTTCGGATCGGCCACCGGCAACACGGCAACCATGTTGTTAAAGTCGGCTTTCTTGATCTTGCGGCTCGCACCGGGTACGTCATAGGGGTATTCGTCCGGCAGGTACTCACCAAACCCCTTGGCTAGCATCTCAAACTCTTGCGTCTGGGCGTAATACAGGCGTTTGTGGATGGCTGACATCACCATCGAACCGCGCTCAAGCAGGGCAATCGTTGTTCCGACCGCTGCCTGCTGATTTCCGTCCCCTACCTGCATGTCTGCCGTGCTGGCAAGACGTTTTCCGGCCTCAACCGTGAAGCCGAGGAGCTGGAACAGTGTCTGAGAGGGCTCTTTGTAGGGTAACGGCATCAATGAGGCAGAAAGTTCAGCCCCGCCAGCGTCAATGTCACGCCATTCGCCCGGTTGGATTGGGCTATCCTCGTCCGCAATCCTTGCGCCCTTGGCTTTAAAGCCTGCGGGGAGGTTATTCAGGGTGCCTGAGTCAAGTAATTGACGTAATGCGCTGGTTGCGGTCTTAGAAAGTCCACCAATCAGGTGAACAAACCCCAAACCATAGGCCCCAAGGCCCTCAACCAACACGTAATGCACGAAATATTCGCGCCTGTTCTTTAATTCGTCGCCTTCTACCCAGTTTCGGCGTACACCGACGACCCGCGAACTCGTTTCATCCAGCGTGACAACGTAAGGAAGACGAATACCCGTGGGTTCACCGTCCTCATCCATGTCTTCAAAGCCGGGAATGTCCAACTCCACTTGAAATTCCAGCAGGAAAATTTCTTCGGGTGCGCCGGTTTGCACAACGCCTGTGGTTTTATCGATGGAATACTGGATCTGACTTGCGTCAGTGGGTGACATCTCAGCTTCTATGTCAATGTCCAGATATTCACCGGCCACCACACGCTTCCTGAACTCGTTAGAGTCCATCGGAATGCGGTGAGTCAGGCGAGGACACTCGGAAATAACGCTTGAACCGTTGTAGGGGATGTACAGGTCGTCAGGCAGGACCAGCCTGCTGACCATTCGGCCTACCTGCGCGTCGTAGTAGACCTTCTTAAAGGTCGAGCCGCCGTAGCCGGTGTAGAAAAGAAGCTGATCGAACTCAGGTGTGTACTCCTTCATCACCGTCGTGATCTGATAATTCATGAAGTCCTGTACGCGAGAGGCTTGTTGGACCTTGTCCATCGTCTCTTTGCCCACAGTCTGGGTGCGCACGGGGCCACCAGCTGGCATCAACTCCTTGAACGCCTGCGCTTGGAACTGCACAATCGCCTCTGTCAGCATGGGGTGTACAGCGCCCGCCGCGCCACGGAATGGCTTGGTGCGCTCTTCGATCTTCAGGCCCAGAAGCTCAAGACCTTTCGAGTACATCTGCTCCCAGTCCGACCGGCTGGACTTATCCGCATCAAACAACGCCATCAGGTCAATGGATATGGACCCAAGCTCATCGGTGTCAATAACCTCAGCAAGGTTGCCGTAGAAGCCAACCTCCTCGTCCTCGTCCTCGCCCAACTCGATGATGGCGCTGCCGTCATCCTCAAGGATGATCTCGATGTCAGGCGAATCCCCCAACATGTCCAGCATGTCGGAGGCGGGCATGAGGTTCGATACTTTATCAATGGGCATTTCTAAGTCCCTTGTATAGGTGTGGGGCTATTGTACACACGTTATGGTTATGCACCCTTGGTTTTTTTGGTGACGTAGCCGCCTTGGGCGTAATTACGCGCATTAGAAATCTGATCAAGGTACTCCATATACTCATTTCGCCAACTAATAATTACCGGAGAGTCTAAAGGATTACCATTAATATCTTTAGTATACCGTTCCGCAATTGGCACATTCTCGGGTGATATGGAAAGTTCTTTTATTAGTTTAAAAACAGCATCTTTTGAGGGAGGTAACCCATTTTGAAAACCTTTTATTTGTTTAACTTTAGGGTTATCGGTCTTACCTATAGGTACAGGGTTTGCGTTTTCAATCTCAATTGTCGTTGCTGGTATTCCTGTTTTAGTATTACGCAACGAATATAATTGTGCTACACCTGAATCAAATGCGTTTTTTCCACCAAGATTATAAATCCCTACGCGAGAATAACCCCCAACAGAGTGGCCCATTGTATTGCCTTCCAACTCTGTGTATTTTGAGTTTGTAATCTGATACCAGCGTTGATTTGCATTAGCATCTATTAGGGGCCTAACACCTTCGTTTAAGAAATATTTTGGTAAAACTTTTTTATTTTGCTTTGCTTTATCTATTGCGTCTTTAAGTCCGGCATCCCTGTTTGTAATTTCTGAACTTTTAATAACCAGCTCTGGGAAAGACATTTTTCTAAGAGTATCCAAGGGTATCTCTTGCGCAGCTTCGGCTAATCGTTCCGGCTTTAAAAAAGGTAGGCTTACATAACCGTTCTCTAAATCATAAATAGGTTCGTTATTTTGCAAAGCCATTGCAAGGGTCTTATCGTTGCCTGTTTGTAAGTCTTGTATAAACGGCATACGAGAAGTAGGTATGTATCCGAGCTTATCTAAATCAACTAAATTTACATTGGCATTTACCAGTTTTGGGGGAACCCCTTGGGTAATTAATCTATCTTTAACGGATGCCTGCATTGCTTGAGATTGATCGTATGGCAACCCACCTCGTGTATAAATATTTCCCTGTAACCTAGTTTTTTTATCGTATTCTTTTACAAAATCTTCAAGCGCGGATGAAACTTCAGATGAAGCATCATTATCGCCTGCTGCCACACGGTTCTTTTGTTGTTTATAACTTTCTTTGGCGGCGTTTACCAAATAGTCTCTAAAATCGGTGCTAAAGCCATCCGCTTTTAAAGGGATTGGGTTTAAAGTTCCTTCTAATATTGCGATGCGTAACGGATCATCGGTTGTACCAAAACTGGTGGTAAAATACCGACGCGCCTTTTCTACAATACTTTGAGATAACTCTTCCGGCACGTTAGTTTGCATAAACGCGGAATCGTAGTTATTTAACAACTCCCCTAGATTGCTACGTTGTGCCGGATTACTCGCGCTTGTTAACGGTCTAAAAACACCACCCTTCTCCTTAGCAGCCATACTGCTAGTAGTCGGCCCCCTTGAGGCGCTGCTCAAGATATTGTCCAGAGTGTTGTACCCCGCCCCACCGGCTATTGCGGCTGCTATTTCTGCAGTGACATTGTCAGGGGCCACTTCGCGTGCGCCCATAGCGGCCAGTTCAGCACTGGCGGCAACCGATGCTTCTCTGTCTAGAATAGGTTTAATCAACGACAACGTCTGCTTCGCGCTGCCGGGAGCAGCCGCCATGCTCATCATGGGGCGTGTCGCAGCAGCGGCGGTGCGCAACGGCGCTGCGGCTGGCAGCAGGACACTGGCTGCAAGCGCTGCCGGAGAGTACGGGTCGTAGCCTGCCGTTCCGGCTGCTTCCTGTATAGCCGGTGCAACTGGCGTAAACGGTTTGGTTTCAACCCCTGCACGGTTGGCCAGATACTTGGTGCCCCTCTGGAGGATGTCCCCCATTCCAGCAGTCATGTCGATGGCAGAGCCCACTATCGGTTGGGAGATGTTTCTTCCAAACGCGTCATTCAGACGCGACAACATCCCTGCGCTTTCACTCTTAACCGGGTCGCGATCAGGCGTTACGGCGTTAGGCGTAGCGGCGGTGCTGCGATCAATTTGGGCGAGAAGTTCGGCGTTACTCATCGGGGTTGAAACGGGTCCGCCCTCCTGTTTTTGTGTGACGTAGCCTCCCGTTTGAAAACCCGGTAGATAACTTTCTTTCGGTGTGTTGACAGAATTAACATCTCTACCCTTTGCCTCTGGTGGAGTTTCCCTAAACATATCCGCATACGTCTGTGATCTTGTTCGTGGGACAGGAGTCCCCGTCTGATCTGCCGCATACGCAACCGCTTCCGCCATTAACTCAACATCACTTAGCCGCTTATTCAAGGCCCGGTCACGCACACCAGCCTCTACACCCGCCATATTTCGATAATAGTCTGCAACTTCGTTTTGCGGGACACGATTGGGATCGATGTAGTACCGTAGCTGATAGGCTTCTGCCATTTTTCGTGCATCTTCAGGATCAACGTCAGGGCGCACCGCCCAATCGTATGCCCCAGCGTAATTAAGGGCTGCGTCCAACGGACCTGCGTCAATACGCTCGGTGCCAAGATCTCTGTATTCTTGCTGTAGCTTTTCCCGAATAACGTCCGGATACCTACCGTGTTCTAAGTACTGGTTCGGGCTTGATAACAGATACTTCGCACCAAGATACCCCCCTTTCAGTAAGCTGGAAAGTTTATCAATATTATCCATCTCCCCAAAAACATCTGCGTACTGGTCTGCAGTTTTTGAGGAATCTACCGGGGCACGGTCAGAATCATCTGCCGTACCCTCAGGCTTTTTTACAGGGCCACCACTTTGCATTCCGACGGGGGGTGGCGCGTAGAAGCGAAGGTCTATGGGCTTAACGGCGTTGGGGTTTTCCATTTCGCCAAAGATTGGCGTTGGGGCCTGTTGACCTGAGAAACGACCACCGGCCATGTTTAGCGCATCTAGCTCTTGCTTGGCTTTTAAGTCACGGGCATACGCTTGCGATGAGGATAGCCGTGGGTTCTCCGCCGTAGGGAGCGGCACGTTCAGCAGCTCTCTTGGTCTGCCGGTGACCGACGGAGGCGTCCAGCTCATCCCCGAGCCGGTCGCCGACAGTAGCTGCGCCGCTGGGGTGTACGTGTACCCGTAACGGGGATCGTATGTACGCACAGGGCTATCGCGGAATGGCACATTCAGCGCTTGCTGGCCGGGTGCGTAAATGGGTGGCGGCTCGGGCAGAGGCTGATAGCCTGTCGATACCCCACCACTAGTTGGCGGTTGAGTCTTGGGTGGGGCTTTCTTCGCCACCGTCCCCAGCAGCCTGCTAGGGTCAAAGCCTGCTCGCTGCAGATCCGCGATGCTGCCACGTTCTTGTATGAATATGTCGCGTAAGGCCGCTGCGCTTTCGGGCGTGTTTTCCCCGTACTGGGCACCGATCTCACCTATTCTCTTGTTCAGAGCGGTCAACCCCTGCCCACCGGGCGCGTTATACTTTTCCGCTATCTGAGAGGTAAAGCCCGTGGCCACATTGGTGCTAGGTGCAGTCTCGGTATTGTAGTCAGTCGTGAAGTAATCAGAGGCCGCCTTGGTGCCCAGCGCACGGTTTATATCTGCCATGCTGACCCCGTTCTCAGTGGCCGCGTTCAGCGCATCGAGCGGGTTGCTGGTCTTGGCAATGTACGCCCGAATATTATTGTCGTACTGTTCTTGCGTGAGTCCGCTGGAGATGGCTTTTGCTAGCCCCGCAGAAGAGACGTCTCCCCCATCGGCGTAACGCTTGACCTGCATTAACATATCTTTGGCGGACGACGGCATCGTGGGGTTATTCCCGCTAACAGCAAGGCCCCCCTTAGCAAACATCCCCGGTTTTACGGCTGTCTTGGTGTCCCATGAGGATGCGTTTGGCGAACCCATAAGCGATGGGGCCTGCTGGCCCATAGGTGATGGGGCTTGTTGGCCAAGAGACGCTTGGGGCTGCTGACCAATAGGCATTCCCATCGTGGGTGCCGGTTTTGTGGTATACGGGTTCACACCGGGATACGTGTTTAAGCCGCCAGATTGACCCTGTTGTGTAAATCCGGGTTGCATAGGTTTGCCACCACCGTAGGGGGCCATACCGGGCATCCCTTGTGGGCCCCCATACTGACCCTGTTGTGGGAACCCATTCTGACCTAACGGCTCACCTAGCGGACCAGCATTAGGGATGCTTTGCGAAAACCCATTGTTACCCAACCCTCCGGGGCTATATGTGGAGTTTGTAGGCATAGCTTGCTGCGGCATAGAGTTGTCATAAGGACCCGTACCAAGGCCAGCTTGCTGACCACCCAGCAGGGCATTATACGGGTCACCTAGCGGACCCATACCGGGAGCCTGTTGACCACCATACGGACCCGCTTGCCGACCAGCATAAGTACTCGTATAAAGATCCGCTTGCTGACCAGCAGGCTCCCGCAACGCCAGAGTATTATACGGGTCATCCGGCAGCGCATTATACGAACCCGCTTGCTGACCACCTAGCAGAGCATTATACGGGCCACCCAGCAGGGCATTATACGGGTCACCTAGCGGCGCAGGTTTACCACCACCGAATGAGTACGGCTCATTAAACCGATTGAAGGTCTCTGGTCCCGTTGGTGTTCCTTGAAAGGGTGATGGTTGTGACGCTGACCCGAACTCCGAACCCTGTTGCCGATTAGCATCCATTATTCGGCTTACATCTGACACCCCGAGGTTCTGCTGTTGTGGAGCAGCGCCTATTAAACTTCCTATTCCAGCCCCCGTAGGCGCGGGTTTAGGACCACCCGTCTGCGCTGGAAGTCCATCCCTACCCACCGGAGGACGTAACCCCGAAGGTACGCCCACGGGTAACGTCGTGGGAGCAGGTTTAGGACCACCCGTTTGCGCTGGAAGTCCATCCCTACCCACCGGCGGACGTAAACCTCCTATCCCAGCCCCCGTAGCCATTTTGTTTTGCGCGTTCATAGCCCGTTTTTTCTGCAGTTGTAACGCTGCAGCAGTCGGCTTGCCAGTCGGGGTGATCATTTCTTGGCTCCTTTGCGTTTATTAACGCGGGTGGAATCTCAGCACCCAATTCTAGCCCCTAATAATACTCAGGTACAGCCCCCGCATCGCTCGGCACGTCATCCTCGTCATCGTTCAAACTGATGAAGTTTCCCGCCCTGAACCGCATCAGCGCCATCACCGTGGAGTCCACCAAGTCGTCGTTGTCCCCGTTTGGAAACGCTGCGCACTCCTCGATCAGGTCGTCCGCCCAGTCCGTGTCCGGGGCCCACACCATCCCGCTCTCCAGTATCGTCGCCACCGCGTTGGCCCGAGAGATCTTGTCCTGCCCCGCCCTACGCCCGCCCGGTGAGTACATCGTCACCGGAATCCCCACCTTGCGCAGCTCCTGCTGCAAGGAGGTGCCCGTCGCCTTGGCCTCGATCAACACGTTGTCCGGTTGCCAGTACACGTACTGCTCCTTCGCGATGCGCTTGAGCTCCGGGAAGTCCCAACGCCCCTTCTTCACGTTCAGCAGCAGGATGTTCGCCCCACTGTCCATGTTCGCTGTAAACACCCCCCACGTGGTGATCGCCGAAAAGTCCGCCGTCTCGCTGCGCGAGTACGCCGTGTCGTAGGACTGGATCACGTACTCGAGCTGCGGCGTGTAGTCCTTGGTCCACTTGCGCCACCACTCCCGCTTCAGAATCGCCCCCTCATCGCTCGTAGGGTTCTGCTGCCACTGTGCCTGCCACTTCTGCATAGACAGTGAGGCCCTTACGGCCTGCAGCTCCTCCAACTTCCAGAAGCTCGGCCACAGCGGACGCTCATTAGGCTCCCCCTCGTCGAAGATGGCCGGGAACTCAATCACCTCCCACTTGTCCGACTTGTGGCTGGCCTGCGCCTTGAGCAG